GCTTTTTTACAATCGGAAATAGATGATTGGTTGAAGAGCAAAGTCCACAAGACACAGGACGACCTTATGTTGGAAGCTGAACAATTTGTCAAATCCAAAAAGATTATCAGATAATATGGAAGCGACGGATTATTGTTTTTCATTCTTTCGCAAACCCATTCAGAACATTGAGCCGTTAAGGGCAATAGGCATTGTGGATGTGTATCGATATGTGGTTGGCCATTATGCCCAGCCACAAACGGAAACTCTGCGCTCAATGACTTCTCCTGCGGATGTCAAAAAATATAAGGCTTCTCACTTTGACTATTGCACTTTCTCCGGTCTTTTCCGCAAGCGGAATGAAAAGGAACTGATAACGCACTCAGGACTGATGTGTCTAGATTTTGACCATATAGAGAATATGGAGGAAGTGAAGCGGCAGATTCTCAATCACGAATATTTTGATACGGAACTGCTGTTCACCAGTCCTTCGGGAAATGGATTGAAGTGGATTATACCTGTAGATTTGAAAGGATGGGAACATTCACGCTTTTTCAAGGCTGTTGCCAACTGCATCCGTGCTACCGGGTTGCCAAAGGTGGATATGT